ATATATGGATACTATTACAAAAGAGGTGATAAAACTTCTATTAATAAAAGAATACATGAGGCTATCATAGCATGGGAGGACTTACGTAAGGGTAAAGAAATAAGTATAAAAGAAGTGAAAAGCTGCTATGCTTACATAAAGACAGGAGAAGGTGTCGAAGTAGAACATAAGGGTATGAAAAAGGCTGATAAAGAAAAATTATATAATTATGAAACTTTGAAAAAAGATTACGGATTAAAAGTTGATAAAGACTTGCCGTGGTTTAAAGCTTTGAAAAACATACCGCCATCTAAGTCTATTTATGTCAGAGCAGTTTTGCGTCGTGGTGAAAACATAAGACACGAACCACGGATCAAGTTATCGACAATACACGGATCAAAAGGTGGAGAGTCAGATAATGTTATGTTGTTAACAGACTTATCTCGTAAAGCAGATGATGAGTATTGGAGACACAGAGATTCAGAGCGACGAGTATTCTATGTGGGAATGACACGCGCTAGAAATATATTAAACATTGTCAGGTCTCAATCTGACAGAGAATTTTCGGAGGTTTTTTAATGTCATTTGTAAACGTTGTGATAAAACAACTGGATATAACTATTAAACAGATTTCTAAAGTCAGAGCAGAGGGGACAAAACTTCGACGTGACGACTTAGATAAAGCCGTAAAAGTTTTAAAGAAAGATTTAGAACAATTACGATTAGACTTACAACAACTAAAGGAGAAAGAAGATGAATAGTGAAAAATGTTTGGAAGAAGCAATTAGATTAGTATCAGGGCCCAGAGCGCATGATTACGGTGATAAGACAGTTACTCACTGTAATATTGCAGCTTTGTGGAGTTCTTATTTAGGGAAGGATATTTCAGCTCATGACGTTGCCATGTGTATGTTATTGATGAAGGTGGCTAGAATTAAATATAAAGCTACGCCTGATTCATACATAGATATTGCAGGCTATGCCGCTATTGCTGCTGAAATACAAAAAGAGGACTAATGGCTCAAATGCCTCTGTTTCAGCCACCTAGCGAGTGGACTCCACCAGAGAAGGTGCCGAACTTATCAGAGGCTACAGAGATAGCGATAGACTTAGAAACTTGTGATCCTAACATAAAGACTATGGGGCCAGGCTGGCCTAGGGGTGACGGTTTTATTGCTGGCATTGCCATCGCCGTTGAGGGTTGGAAAGGTTATTTTCCAATACGCCATGAAGGTAGTGGCAACTTTGACGAAAAGATTGTTAAACGTCAGGTTAAAAAAATTATGGAGCTTCCTTGCGATAAGATATTTCATAATGCTTCTTATGACGTAGGGTGGCTTCGCTGGTGGGGCATAGAAGTTAAGGGTAAGATTATTGACACGTTGATAGCTGCTCCGCTAATAGATGAAAATAGATTTAGATACTCTCTTAATGAATTAGGTAAAGATTATTTAAAAGATACAAAGTCAGAGGCTTTGTTATATGAAGCTGCAAGAGAGTGGGGTATTGATGCTAAGAGTGAAATGTATAAGTTACCGCCAATGTATGTGGGTCCTTATGCAGAACAAGACGCTGATCTCACGTTAAGATTATGGCAACACTTCAAAGTAGAATTAATAAAGCAAGAGTTGTCTAGCATCTTTGATCTCGAAACACGGCTCTTTCCTTGTTTGTTAGATATGAAGTCTAATGGGGTTCGCGTTGATTTACAAAAAGCAAACCACATTAAAGTTGATTTAAATAAAAAAGAAAAAGATCTTCTATTCAAAGTTAAACAAGACACAGGAGTTGACGTGGATATATGGGCCGCCGTCAGCGTGGCGAAAGCTTTTGATAAATTAAATATTAAATATGAAAGAACTTCAAAGTCAGGTCAACCCAAGTTTGATAAAAATTTTTTAACAACTCACAAACATCCTCTAGCACAGATGATAGTTCAGGCTAGAGAGTTTAATAAAGCTAGAACAACTTTTATTGATACGATACTTACACATGAACACAGAGGTCGTATACACGCAGATATACACCAAATGCGTAGTGAAAGTGGTGGCACAGTCACAGGAAGATTTAGTTACAGTAATCCTAATCTCCAGCAGATTCCAGCAAGAAACAAGGATATCGGACCAATGATCAGGTCTATCTTTGTTCCTGATGATAAATGTAAGTGGGGTAGCTTTGATTACAGTCAGCAAGAGCCAAGAGTGTTAGTTCACTTCGCTGCATTGACTGGCGGTGGATTAAAAGGTGCAGATGAAGTTATTGAATCTTACAAACATGAGGACCCAGACTTTCACCAAGCAGTAGCTGACATGGCTGGTATTGATAGAAGCACCGCAAAAACAATTAATTTAGGTATGATGTATGGTATGGGTAAGGGTAAACTCGCAAGTGAGCTTGGATTAGATAAAGATGAGACAGAAGATTTGTTCACACAGTTTCACGCTAATGTTCCGTTTGTAAAACAATTAATGGAACAGGCAACTCGTAAAGCAGAAAATGTAGGCTTTCTTAGAACATTATTAGGTCGTAAATGTAGATTTGATACATGGGAACCAAAAGCGTTTGGTATACATAAACCATTGCCGTTATGGCAGGCAGAGAAAGAATATGGACGTGACTTAAAACGTGCATGGACTTACAAAGCTTTGAATAGATTAATACAAGGATCAAGCGCAGATATGACTAAAAAAGCTATGGTGGATTTGTATGAACAAGGAGTAGTATCTCACATACAAGTTCACGATGAATTAAATTGTTCTATTGAATCTGAAGAACAAGCTCAAAAAATAAAAGAAGCCATGGAAAATACAGTGCAATTAAAGGTGCCTTTAAAAGTAGACATGGACATAGGATCATCATGGGGAGAAATGAAAAAAGGGTAATTGGTGATATCAGCGAGTACAAAGCCATAATTAAATTCTTAGAGCAAGGCTATGAGGTATTTAAAAACGTATCTAGTTCGGGCCCCATTGATATGGTATTAGTTCACCACGAAACTGGTGAGGTTAGGTTGATAGATGTTAAGACAACATCACGCAGGACAAAAAGTTGGCGACCAGGCTCAAAGATTGTTAGACAACGGACCAAGGAACAGATAAGGTTGAAAGTAGAATTTGAGTATATTGAAAAGGAGTAAATGTTAAAATATTTTTTAATTGGTTGGATGTGTGTAGGCACGGGTATGGATCAAAAATGTTTAAGGGTAGCGTCTGAAGTTACTCACCCTGATTACGAAGAATGTAATGAATATTATCAATGGGTTCAAGAGGACCTCACGGACTTAGAAGGATATGTTAGCCTATCATTTAATTGTGTTCAAGCCGCTAGTTTAGAGGATATTTTATACAAAGAAGATGCTTAAATTATCCTTGACTATCATATAAATTCCCATATATACCTATTATTATATGACAAAAGATATAATATTTAGGAGAAAGAAATGACAGATGTTACTAAGTATAAATCTGTAGCTATAAAAATTGATGTGTACAATAAGGCAAAGCCCATGGCACAAAAGAAATATATGTCTATGGGTTCTTATTTACATTATTTAATTGACAAAGAACACGAACAAGAAAGTAATCAACCAATCATACAGAATGGAGAGGACCACAGTGCAAGAACAACAGAATAAAGATAACGTAAAGAGAGCATTATACATATCAGTTTTAAATAAAATGATAGGAGATCTATCAGAGTTAGAAGCTAAAGAGGTTTTATTAACAAGTGTACCAGCGTACATCACAAGTAAAGAACATGATCACGCTGAACATATCAAAGAACTATACAGAGTATTACGAGAGAAAGCCGAACTACAACACGCCATAAAAGATGTGCGTTCCATTTACTTTACAAATATGCCTCCTCAAGGCCACGTAAAGGATGACAAAAAAAATAGTTAGTGGCGTCGTAAGATTTCAAGAAAAAAATCAAGAGTCAGGTGACGTGGTTAATCGCGTCCGAGTTCATTATACTGACGGTTCTACAAAAGAGTTTGATGTCATTGATTGGGAAATAACTTTAGAAGAGGGCCGTCGTTTATGGAAAAAACACGAAAAAAATATTAGTGGACTTCATGACTGAAACAACTGTGTATGATAAAAGGGCAAAGAACCTAAGATACAAAGTTGATAAGACAGGGTTTAAACACTCACGCTGGGAAGATTTAACAGAGAAAGAAAGAGATTATTGGAGAGCAAGGATTCAACAGTCAGATCAGGATAAAGATGAGCTCCGTTCTAAAAAAGAAAAAGCATAAGGGGCGACGTAAGATAGGGTCCAAAAAGAGACGCAATCGTCGCCGTATTCGCTTACGCCTCCGTGTAAGGAAATAACCTAATAATGTTGTTCCCTACAGGCACTGATGCCTCTTCTTCTTGTTCACATTCACATGTTCTTTTATTTGATAATGCAATATTCTCTTGTTCTAATTTGGTTACTTTGTCTGTTAAGTAGACAATAACGCTCTTCATTTCATCAATGTTCATAATAATCTCCTTGTATATAGTGTAAACTTCCTATTTTATACTAAGCGAAGATTAAAAATCAATCTCTTTTATTATTGGGATCTCGGCTCTCGTGCAACTGATCGCCGATCGCATAGATCATAATACATAAAAAACCTAATAAAATCGTGATAAGTAGTAAGAATATAATTATTAGTATGTAAAACAATCGCAGTCCTCCAAGTCAAACTCACAAATAGGGCATACTTCTGGTATGACTTCTTCTTCCATTAAATAAAGTCTTCTACTACGATAGGTGTTCTTTTGCCTATGTAGGCCCCTAAAACGTTAAAATCGAGGTATTCTATAGCCTCTTCTACATTCATTTCATCTCTACTGACCAAGA